TTCAACTAATTGTCCATTTAATAATTTTTCTCTATCTGCTAATGAAAATAATTCAGGATAAACTTCAATTAATTTATTTACAGCCTTTAATCTTTTATCTCTTGATAAAGTTTCATCTTCAATAGTTATTCTTAATGCTTCAACTTTTGTTAATTCAACAGAAGCATTTGCTGTTGCACTTTTAGTATTATCAGAAATTTCTTTAAGTTTCTTTGATAAAGATTCAGTTGCAAACAATGAATCAAAAACTCCTAAATTATATGCTTGCCAAGCAGCTGTTAAACCTGAAACTGCAAGAATTGCAAGATTAGAAGGAGTAATTAAGGCAGAAAAGAAAAGTTTAAGTTTTCCAGCAGTAGATGTAGACTTATCTCCTAATGCTACAAATTGCTCACCAAAGTTTTGAATGTTGTTAGCTACACCTATAATTCCAAAAGGAGCATCTTGAATAATTCTTCCAAATGAAATAGCTGCACCACTAGCTGCTCCTGCTGAACGCTTTAAATTGTCGAATGATTGAACTGCTGTTCCACCAAAAGATTTACCTAATGAATTTAGTCTAGCAAGTTCAATGTTAGTCTGCTCTAACTCAGAATTAAACTTTGCAATCTGCTGCTCATTAGTAGCCTGACTTAAAGAAACCTTTAATGCTTTAGCTTTGGCGGTTAACTGCTCAATCAATCCAATCTTTCTACGGAATCCTACATTGGATTTTTCAGAATCCGTTGCAGTTTCAGATTCAAATGATTTTAAAGTTGCCTTCGCCTTGTTAATGGCTGATTGCAAATCCTTTATATCGGCAGTTAATCTTATTTGAAGCTCATTCATATTTCAAAAATACTAATTTTTAGCCATCTTATCTAAGAAGGCTTGTCTACGAGCTTGAACCATTTCTGAATTGAATTTCTTTCCAACCTTATCAGTAGGTAATGGAAAGTACTGCTGAATGCTTTTGTTAGCTTCTTTCTTTGGTATTGAAGTATAAACCTGATATGCCACAAGCCTATACTTTTCCCAATCTCTTGCTTGACTAACATGGTTACCACGAATGGTCAAGATAGTCTCAGCAAAAGTCATTTCATAAAAATTTCGAGGAAGTATTCGAAGTTCACCGAAACATTCTTGGCAAACATCAATCCATGTTAACTTTTTTTTTCCTCAAGAGAATCTTCTGCTGATTCAATTTCCTTGACAGCAGGTAAGTCAACTCCCATAGAAGTCCAAAAAGTTTGCCATACAGAATAGATGTCTTCTTCACCAATCTCAGCAATCCACTCACCAACTTGTTCGACAGTTACAGATTCATCAAATCCAACAACATAGTCGTTTCCAATGATACCTGCGTAAATCAATGTCTTAACAAGTAAAAAGTGATTCTTCTCATTAAGCTTCATGATTCGATTTAGCAAATCCTCAGTCTCAAAATTAGCATTCTCACCCTTGTAGATAATCTTGGCAAGTTCAATAGCTGAAAAGTTGTTAAACCGCAAAGTTCGGTTCTTACCGCCTATGTTTAGTGTTATTATTCCTGTCATGCCACTAATTTAGCAATAAATGTAACAAGCAAAAAAAAAGCTCCTAAAAAAGGAGCCTTTTTACTAAACACAAACACGAAAACAGAAATTATGATGGAATAGCGTCATCAATTGGGCCAGAACCAGTAATGGTTACAGAGTATGTCTGATATTCAGGAGCAGTTGCAGTTTCATCAAACTGAGAGATAAATCCTTGTCCGTAACGGATGTAAGTAGAATCTAGAGATTCAATCTTAAACTTCTTAGTTGCTCTTGTGATGACAATATCAAAAATTCCTTCAGCAGAAATTTCGTTTACACCAGGAGTTTTATTTACATCACCCTCGAAGCTCATAGTCCAAGAGATGGTAGAAGGAAGGTTTCTTACAAAGTCACCTGTACAATCATTGTTAATTTCGGTAGATGCTACGGAAACAGACAAAGACTTTGAGGAGGTACATACCGCCAATTTCCATGCTGGAGTTGCAGTAGCTGAGGTATCGATGTAAACCCCAAGGCTTTTACTAAATATTTCGTTTGCCATAGTAATTTTATTTTATTATTTCAAAGGTATAAGATTTTTTTTTATTATCAAAGTGGTACAACTATGTGAGAATATGTCCTAACATTTCTGTAAATCCAATACTCACTTGTTCTTAATTGAACACCATCGGAAGTAGCAAGGTTCGTATTGCCAATTTTCCAACCATAAGCGGTAATATTAATGTCTACTTTATTAGTTGGATTTATAATTGCCTCAATATCTTCTGCAATATCAAATGCCTGATCCATGCCTGTTGGCCTAGTAAAGCCAGTTACAATGTCTAAGGTCACATCAGCGTTAAACTTCTTGCAACTTGTGTTTGCAATTTCAGAAGTAGTAATGCTAGAGATAATCACATAAGGATATGGTGCCATCTCAGGAATTGAGAATGCATCATATATTGGAACACCTATTTCTGGATATAGTGCTTGAAAATAACCAGCTTTTAATGCTTTTGATAAATCCATACTCAAAGATAAGGTTTTTTAACGATTTGTAAATCCAAACCTAGAACCCTGCTGCCTAAAGGACAATCTGCATCTGCAATTAATCGTGTTAGTCATAGAAGCCCCTTGGGTTGAATCGCCAGGATATGCCAACTGCTGACCATTAATAATAAAGTTGTCTTTGATTGGAATAAAGAACTTAGGGTCTGTAAATAGGTGGGCATCTCTAGTTCTATCGTCACGGATTGCCTTCCATGCCTTCTGCCAATTCAACCCTGAGCTTTCTAGTGCAAGAAGTTGTGCCTTGCTCATTGCATTTGTAACCTCTGTTCTTGCAATCGTGTTAGATCGCAGCACAAGGTCTGTCTGTCTAATTAAGTCAGCTATCTGCTCGTTGCTTAGTCCATCAGCTCTGCTCTTACCAATTAACTCGTTTACTCGCTTTACACCTGTTGATAGTACTTCTGCAATTCTAAAGCCAATGTAGGTGCTAAGAAAGCCATCCATTATCCTTCTCCAAAACGATGTCATCTCATTTACATCCTGAGGTGCAAGAGTACTTGCAACCTCATCAAAAATGTCTTTAGTCTGTATTTCTTGGTTGGTGATTGGCTTGACAAACTCATTCCAAGTTAATGTGCCCTCATCCTCCATTATAAGCTGATACATGGCTTGATATACCATAGCTATACCTTGACTACTCACAGAGCCGATGTCTTGTCCTGACTCAAATAAACGAGCCATTTCATCGTATTGCTCATCCAATGCTCGGTTGATTAGCCTAGCAAATCGTTTCTCAAAATAAGAATGTCTTGAAAGATATATTTTGTCCGTGTAGTTCATTTAGAACGCTCATATATTTCTACTCCTCCCCAGATAACTAAGAAGCAGAAAGATACGGATAAAAGATAAGCAAAGGGCTTATTGCACCATATGGCAAACTCTAGGATGCCTGAGCAAATTGAAAGGCACAGAAATGACAAAGCAAAAATCTGTGCCCAATCCTTTAATTGTTTCATTGTGTTTGTAGAAGTTTCTTAATATTAGCTAAAGTTTTCTCAAACTCCAACCTAGCGTTTCGGTATAAGTAGCTATTGGGAGGTATTGGATATTTAGCTCGTTCTTTCCCTTTAAATTGACTTGCGTAATTAACCAATCCGTATTCTTGCAAAAATTTATCATCAACCTCAGTTCCTGTACCAAACTCTACATAAGGAGCATAATTAACATTTTTAATACCTCCTGCTTTGACAATCCATGTCAAACCATTTTGTGAGACCACAGAACGAATTGTGCTTTGCAAATCCCCTGTTTTTACGGGTACTTTATTTACGGCAGCAATTTTAGTTCTATCTGCCCAAGATTTAATTTCCAAAAGAATACCTACCTGTACATCTTCAGAGTACTGTTCAATATTCTTAATTAAAGTATCAATACCATTAACCTTAACTTGGACTGCCATTTCTATTAGTTGTTTCCATTGCAGAGAATGCCTTGATAGTAATGTATCTTCTCAATGGGTCAACCTTTGGTGCAAGAGAAGTAAAGTAATAGCCTCTCCACTCAATCTGATCTCCATTCTGAATGACAACAGAAGGATTGTATCGAATCACAACCTCAATCAAAGTGCCTAAGTCTTGCTTCTGTACAATAGTATCTACACTAGGTGTAATTTCTCTTA